ACTGATTTAAAATAAAAGTTGATTTTATATTTAATTGTTACTATAATTGGAGGACTATAGTAAACACAATTTAAGTTATAACATAAAAAGTAAAAAACAATGGCAAAAAAAGCAAAAACACTAGATATACGAAAAATAGAAAAAGAAGATCTAGATAAGTTTATAGAAAACCAAAACTTAATTAATAGATATGTAAGATCCCTTGGAGAAATAACATATGAACTAGAAACACTAGAACTTCAAAAACAACAAACACTACAGCTAATACAACAAACCCAGCAAAAGGCACAAGAACACTACAAAGAGTTTGAAACCGAAAACGGACCAGGTACCTTAGACCTAGAAAAAGGAACATTCACTCCTAACCCTAATACTGGTAAATAACGTCTAGATTGTACAGTTTTTATTAAAAGGTTTACCTATTTATACAGGTAGACCTTTTTCTTTAAATGAAAGTAAGGTTTCTAAATTAAAGCCCTATTTATGTATATACAATAGTAAACCCATTAAATTTTAAGATCAAAAATGGCTGAATCAATTTTATCTCCTGGAGTTTTTACTCGTGAAAATGATATTTCTTTTATACAACCTGCCCCTGTTGAAGCTGGTGCAGCTTTCATAGGCCCGACAGTAAAAGGTCCTATTGAAGTACCTACGGCGGTAACTTCTTACGGACAGTACAGAAATATATTTGGAGAAACCTTTCGGTTTGAAAACAATAAAGAAGAATTCTTAACATCTGTAGCCGTACGTAATTACTTTGAACAAGGAGGGACTACTGCCTTAATTACCAGAGTAGTTAGAGAAGCTACTAACTACACTCCTGCTACATCTACTCTTATTAGAGCTGAGGGATATGCTGATTCAGGAAGCTTTGTTGAAGGAAAGTATCCTTTCGAACTAGAGACTCTCGGACAAGGAGAACTTTTCAATAACGCCCTTGATGCCGAAACAATTGAAACTGGTTCTAATAACACCCTTGTTTCCGGTTCTAGAGAGAACATTAGATGGCAAATAACCGGAGTTGATGAAGACACAGGTACTTTCAACCTTTTAGTTAGAAGAGGAGATGATTCAGATAACCAACCTGTTATCCTAGAGACTTTTGCAGGAATATCACTAGACCCAGATTCTAATAATTATATTGCAAGAAGAGTCGGAGACATAGTAACTACTAAAGTTGGAGCCGGAGATGATTTACGTATTGAAGAAATAGGAGAGTTTCCTAACCGGTCAAATTTTATTAGAGTTAAAGAAGTTAACCTAAAAACTTTTCAATATCTCGACAATGACGCAGAAGTAGGAAAATTTGATGACGGTACTTCTTACTCAGATGCTTTACCGCAAGAAGGAGATGGAGGGTTTTTCGGAGGAGCCGGGGAAGTAGCACCATCCGGATCTCAACTATACAACGAATTTACTAACAACGTTCAAGGTCTTAATCCTACTGCAGGAGACTACGACGATGCGATTGCACTTCTGGCAAATAGAGACGATTATCAGTTCAATATTATCACAACTCCCGGACTAATTTCCGAAGAACATACTACTACAGTACAAAAGGTATTTCAACTGGCAGAATCAAGAGGGGATACAATTGCCGTTATAGATTTAGTGGACTATGGTAAGAATATTGGAGATGTTACTAATGAGGCAGGATCAATTAACTCTTCATATGCGGCAACATACTGGCCTTTCCTACAGACTAATATAGCCGGAGGTAAAAATAAATTTGTACCTCCATCAACATTGATACCAGGGGTTTATGCTTTTACTGATAATCTATCAGCTCCATGGTTTGCACCAGCCGGTCTAACCAGAGGAGGTATCCCTGGAGTAATTAAAGCCGAGCGAAAGCTTACCAAGGCTAATAGAGATGAACTCTATAAATCCAACATAAACCCTATAGCATCTTTCCCAGGATCAGGGATCTCAGTGTTTGGACAAAAGACATTACAGAAAAGAGATTCAGCACTCGACAGAGTTAACGTAAGAAGACTACTTATTGAACTTAAGAAGTTCTTCTCTGATCAAGCTCGAAACCTAGTCTTTGAACAAAACACTAACGCAACCAGAAATAGATTCTTATCAGCTGTAAATCCATTTATGGAAAGTGTTGTACAGCGGCAAGGACTCTTTGCTTTCAGAGTTGTAATGGACGATACTAACAACACTGCCGACGTCATTGATAGAAATCAACTAATTGGCCAGGTATTTATTCAACCAACTAGAACGGCAGAGTTTATCGTACTTGACTTTACAGTAGAACCGACCGGAGCTACCTTTGACGTATAAAAGTTAAGACAGGTACTATTTATATACAGAACATAATTTAATACAAAATACTTTTAAAATAATATGGCCGTACTCGACTCAAACGAAATATTTTTTCAAGCCTTTGAACCAAAGTTACAGAATAGGTTTATCATGTATATCGATACTATTCCGTCGTTTATGGTTCGAACTTCAAACCTACCCTCGTATACTGATGAAGTAGTAACTCTACACCATATCAATACCTATAGAAAAGTAAGAGGTAAAAGAACGTGGAATGATATTGATTTGACTCTTTACGATCCGATTTCACCATCTGGTGCTCAGGCGGCAATTGAATGGGCTCGTCAGGGATATGAATCCGTAACCGGCCGAGCAGGATACTCAGATCTGTATAAAAAAGACGTAGTATTAAACCAAGTAGGACCAGTAGGAGATATAGTAGGAGAATGGATAATTAAAGGAGCATTTCCTTCTTCAGAAAATTTCGGAGATTTGAACTGGGATTCAAGCGATCCTGTTGATATCACTATTATACTATCTTACGACTACGCTATTAATAATTTCTAAAACTAAACCATACCAACAAAAATGTCAAAATCATTTGACCTACACAGGTTTTTAACAGAACAAAAAGCTAAATCAGTTAACGAGGAAGATTACGATCGCGAAAGAGATGCCCGAGCAATGGGGTACAGAAGTGCGGCAGAAGCCGATCGCGACAACTGGGGAAGACCTGAAAGAAAGCCAGAACCAGTTCCTACCGACGATAATGATGTTGATTTAGATGAAACTGAAGAAATGCTCGACCATCCCGGTGAAGATAATAACCCGTCTGATGAAATAGACGAAACAGATTTCTCTAAATACGATACTGTTGAAGAGATGATGAAAGACATTGAAAAACAAATTGATGAAGCTGCTCTAAAAAATAAAATGGAGAAGGTTAAAAGAGCCTATGAGTCATTAGAACAGAAGGCAACTTCACTTGAAGAAGGAGAACATTCTGACTACATTTCAAAAAGTAAAATTAAAGAAATGAAAAAGAATGCTAAAAAACTTCGTAAAATGCATGAAAAATATGAGAAAACTTACGAAAAAAAGTATAACAAGGAAGAAAAAAAGCCTAAGAAAAAAGAAAAAGCTTATGAAAGCGTTACATCTTCTACCTTAAAGAATATTATTATAGAAGAGATTAATAAAAGCAAATAAGTAGCTAAACTGTTTTTTATTTAATTTTAAAACCTATACCGTAAAAAGTATAGGTTTTTTTTTGTTTTAAAATTTTAAAAACCTATATTTATATATAAACAGTTTTAACTCTCATAACCGAAAAAAAGATATGGATTTTAAGTTTCCAACGGAAATAGTTACATTACCATCAAAAGGAAAACTCTACCCTAAAGACTCTCCACTGGCCAAAGGTGAAATTGAAATGAAGTATATGACGGCCAAAGAAGAAGACATTTTAACAAATGTAAATTACTTAGAAAACGGTACCGTTATAGATAAACTTCTAGAGTCTTTAATTATTACAGAAGGAGTTAATCTTGATGAACTTTTAGTATTTGATAAAGACGCTTTACTAGTTGGTGCAAGAATACTCGGGTATGGAAAAAATTACGAAGTAGAATACAACGGGAAAAAACATATTATCGACCTTACAGCACTAGAAGAAAAACCTCTACACCCAGATTTCAACAACACAGTAGAAAACAGGTTTTCTCTTAAGTTACCCAAGTCTAAACTTTCAATTGATTTCAAGTTACTGAACGGATCAGATCTTAAAATAATAGACGAGGAGATAGAAGGACTACGAAAAATTAATCCAGAAAATGTTTCCGAATCGGTCATTACATTTAGAAATCAGATACTTTCTGTGGACGGAGACGAAACTACGAAAACAATTGCCGAATTCACAGAAAACTATTTCTTCTCTGAAGATACAAGAGCTTTTAGAAAATATCTTCAAGAATTACAACCAGGGTTAGATTTAAGATTTTATCCTGATAAAGGACCTAAGGAGGGGGTAAGGATTCCAATAGGAATCCGGTTTTTTTGGCCTGACGCCGAGTTATAGAAAACATCTATTCTCGGTACTTCACGATATTGTATTTCACGGTAATGGTGGTTACGACTACCATACCGTCTACAATATGCCTATCTGGTTAAGAAATTTCACTCTACAAAAAATAAATGAATACCACCACCAGCAAGATAAAGCTATAGAACAAGCAGAGAAAGGAAAAACTGTATCAAAAAATTCTTCCAACGTTATAAAACGGCCCACCTACAGTACTAAAGTTAAAAAATAAGTTATATAGACCCTATTTATCTACATGAATACTAATCTACTATATAACTAAACACTGGCATGGCAGATAATCCCTCCTCTGAAGATTCAAACAGGTTACAAATTAATAAAGAAATTAACCAAGAACTCAGAGAACAAATAAGCATTAACTCCCAGCTTACAGATACTTTTAGAAACCTAAAAGCTGAGACTGATGATCTATTAGGTATAAATCGTCGTAGAAGTGCTGCAGATAAAGAATTAGTTAGTCTAGCTAACAGCCTTACCAAGGCCGGAAAAGAAAATTTAGAACTAAGTAGAAAGGGTAGACGACTAGATCAAGCTAAGTACAAGGTATCTAAGCTACAGGCCGATATACAAAGGGAAATTACTTCTCTTACGTTCTTAGCTAAAGAAAACGGAGAAGCAGAAGCCGACATTAGAAATAATGTCATTGATTATTCTAGAAAAATAGTTTCGGCAGAAAATGCTAGAAGAAAAATTCTTGATGAAATAGAGGAAACTGAAGGAGGTATAACTAAAAAGCAGAAAAAAACTCTAGATAGATCTAGTGCTTATTTAGAACATCTTAAAAACCAAAATTTAACACTTACAAGAAACCTTTCAGAAGAAAGCGAGCGAATTATACTTTTAAACAGGTTTCTAGACGGTACTGAGGAAGTTTCAGACAATATCGAAAAACAGATTGAATTTCAAAGAGAAATTAATCAAGTAACCGGTATTACTGGAGAATTGTTAGAAGGAGTTAACAGAATTGGTATTAGGGTTCTAGGGGGACTAGGGGTAAACCTGGGAGTTATTTCAGAAAGTTTCGAAAAAGGTCGCATGGCTATGTCTGAATTCGGTAAAGAAGTAGCTAGAACCAGGGACATTGAAAGACAGTTAACTGAGTTACGAGAACAAAGTACAAAAGATGCTAGTGAATTTACGGTAGAAGTTGGGAAACAGTTAGGACTGTATAGTAAGACAGGGAAGGTTTTAACCGGTACTGCAGCACAACAGAAAGCTATTGTAAAACAAGCCGAACTTGAAAAACAGTTAAGAGAAGGTACCACAGACACACTTGCCAGATCTAGATCTCTCCTAAAAGGAATCACTGCTTTTTCCGGAGAACTCGGAAAAATACTAACTGACCCAGCCGCAATCGCAGGTATACTGTTGTCAAATTTTAGGGAAGTCAACCAAGCTAATGTTGAATTTCAAAGACTAACCGGAAAATCCGGACCATTAATAGATGCTAACTTAAATATGAGATTGGCAACCTCTGTACAGTATTTAGAGCTAGCTACAACCCTATCTGAAAGACTAGGGATGAACATAGCTGGAGCTTTTTCTTCACAGAATATAGCTGCAGCTGCCGAGTTGATGAACTTAATGGGATTAACGGCAGAACAGGCCGGACAACTAGCGTTAATTTCTGAAACTAATGCAACTACGGTTGACAGTACTTTAAATACTATCGTAGGACAGGTGAATGCTTACAACAGAACAAATAGAGTTGCACTTAACCATGGTCAGATAGTTAACGATATTGCAAGAGCATCTGAAGAAACTCTAGCCTCATTTGCCGACCAACCTCAAAAATTAACTCAGGCAGCCGCTGCCGCCCGTAGATTAGGTTTAGAACTATCACAAGTAGAAAGAATTGCAGACAGTCTCCTTGATTTTGAATCATCAATTGAAGCCGAACTTGAAGCTCAGTTAATTACCGGCCGGAACATAAACCTAGCTAAAGCCAGAGAACTGGCGCTATCTAACGATCTTAAAGGAGTTGGAGAAGAAATTTTCAACAATACTGTAGATGTTGAAAAGTTTTCTAGAATGAACCGTATTGAGCAGCAGAGTATGGCTAAGGCATTAGGAATGTCAAGACAGGAATTAGCTAGAATAGCATTGCAGAGAGGTGTGGAGGTTAACCTTACTAATCAAGCTCTTGAAAATGCTGCCGGAATGACGGCTGAAGACTTAAAAAGAGTTGAAGCTATGCAACAGCTTACAATTTCCATTCAGAAAGTTGGACAAGCTTTAGCCGGACCTGCAGAATTTCTTGCCGGAATGCTAAGTAATTCTCTAGGACTTTACTCCACTCTTGGACTTATTACTGGGCTCTTAGTAGGTAAAACGATAGTGGCGGTAAAATCTTTAGCAGCTCAATTAGTTAGGTCCGGAATAGCTGCTTCAGTAGTTAGAGGTGCTTTGACAGGGTTTGCCGGACTGGCTTCAATAGCAGCAGCTGCAGAACTTGCAACTTATCTAATGAATAGACAGCCCGACAAAATCGACGACGGTATTATTTCCCCGGATGGAGGACTAGTAGTCTCCGGACCTAAAGGCTCTATTCAGTTAAACCCACAAGACAGTATTATAGCCGGTACAGATCTTAACACGAACGGAAATAATACCTCCCAGAATAATGATAGACTAATACGAAAGATAGATGAACTAATAATGGCCGTTAAAGAAGGAGGAGATGTATTTATGGATTCTAGTAAGGTAGGAGAATCACTTGCCATCGGAACCTATAAAAGTTCTTAATCTAACTATTTATATTAGAGACATTATTCAATTAAATAAAAATAAAAATGGCACTTAAAGGAACACAACAAAAGTCTGTACTTGGACTCAAAGGCACAACCCCTAAAAAATCTGAAGGTCTAGGAGAAGTACCTAAAACAAACCCTAGAACCGGAAATAAACTAGAAAAAAATACTAGGTCAGACCTTAGCCTAAAAGGAGAAACTCCTACAAAATATACAGACAACCTACCTAAGTAAATGTCAATAATCACCCAACGGTTTGATACCGGACTTAGAAATCTTAAAGGAACTGAGACAGGGACGAGGAGAGATCCTAGTATTGTAAAACCTCTACCAGATTCTAGAACCAGTCTAGGATTAGGATCTTCTCTTCAGCTTCAAGTTTCTAAAAGAGCAGACGATGCTTTAAGAATGACCAAGTTAATGGGTCGTCCGGAAGGGTTACGTTTTATAAGAAATCAGGCTCTTTT